CTATTGGCGCGCGGCCTGCTCCAGCGCGCGGACGATGGTGGCCACGATGCGGCCGGTATCGAACAGCGCGGCGGCCCGTCGGGCGACCTCTTCCCGGTCGAATTGATGGCAGAGGGCCACTGCCTGCTGGCAGGCGTGCGGGTCGAAGCGATCGACCGAAACGCCCGTGTGGCCGGGCTCGATGAACGGCGCCCCGGTTGGAATCCCGACCGCCGGGCAGCCGGCCAGCAGGATTTCGGCCAGTGCCAGCGGGCCGCGATCGTCCTCGGAGCCATAGAGGCAACAGCGGGCGGTGCGGGCCAGCTCCATCAGCCGCTCGCGGCGATAGCGGCCGTAGCGGACCCGGACGTTGCGGGGCCAAGTCTGGCCCAGCCGATCGATCGTCTCCCGCAGCGGCCCGGACTTCTCGTAAACCAGCAGGTCATATTCCGCCGGCAGCGGGCCGTCCGGCCGCGGATCGATGGGGTAGGGCCAGATCACGATGGGGGCCCGGTTGGCCGGGCCGCGGTACTCCTCGATCAAGCGGCGATACCACTCCGACTCGGTGAACAGCAGGCAGCAGCTTGCCGCCTGGCAGATTTCGCACTCGGCCGAGGTTCGGCAGGGGTGGCGGCTATCATCGAACAGGACATTGGGCCCGGCGATGAACGGTTGCCCGGTCCTGGCACACAGCGCCGCGGTTTCGCGGTCTTCCCAGCACCAGAACCAGGGGATTTCGCCGTTGTGCAAGGGGCCGCCGATCCGCAGCCAGTGGGGCGCCTGTTGACGCAGGGCGCGTTGCAGAGCGAATTGCCCGTTCCCCGGCCCGCGGCCGCTGGGCGCCGACACCGCTCGAATCAGACGAATGGTTCGCATGAGGGTAATCAAGCGTTCAGGGGCGACTGCCCCAAGTTGTTACTCGGCCGATCCTAATATTACTGCGCAGGTTGTTAAGTTAGGTAAAGTTCGGGTGCCGTAAGTCCTTTGGCAGCGTTTGCCCTATCTTGCCCATTTTGAAAGCCTGCGCAGTAATCCTAAAACACCCGCGGGTGGATTCCCGGCAGGATTCTTGGGTTTCGCAAGTCGACGGCCGGAGGCGTGTCGAAGATCAAGGGAGTTTTTTCGGCCGCACGGTGTCCCAGCCGCTCGTAACCATCGGGTCCCAGGCCGGACAGATGCCACGGGCCGCCCCAGACATAGACGTAGAACGGCGGAAAGCCCAGCGCGCAGGGATCGGCCTCGGCGGTGCCCGCGTCGGCCAAGCGGCGGGCCAGGGCCTGGTCCTCGCCGTTGTTGATGGCCGGGTAACCGCCCTGTCGCTGGAACAGATCGCGGCGGTAGGCCCAACCGCCGTGGAACAAGCCGCCGGTGCGGTGCTGTTTCAGGCCGCCGCCGGCTTGGGGATGCAGGACCAGCGAGGGTCGCGACCAGGCCGCGCACTCCAGGGCGGCGACCGAGGCCGACAGGGCCCAGGGCAGATACAAGTCGTCGTCGTCCCAGACGGCCAGGGCGTCGGCGCCGGCGGCCAGGGCGGCGGCCGCGTTCCGCTTCTCGCCCAGCGTGGCATAGCGCCGGCAAATCGAGATCAGCCGCCAGCCCCGGCCCCGCTGGCTCTCGTACTGCCCGGCGTCGTCCAGAACGATCAGTTCCCGCTTGTCGGGCGGATAATCCTGCTCCAGAAAACAGCGGATCATCCAGCCCAGTTGCCGGGGGCGGAGGTACGTGACGCAGATTGCCGCGATGTTCATGTGAGGTTCTTCGATTGGAGGTGATGGTTGGCGCGAGTTGTCCCCCTCTCCCTCCGGGAGAGGGCCGGGGTGAGGGGAGCCTGCGTTGGCCACGAAAACCGGAGATGCAAACCCCTCACCAAGTTCCCCTCACCCGAACCCTCTCCCGGAGGGAGAGGGGACCTTGAGTCCTGCGTCTGTCGCCAAGGAGCCGAACAGCTCCAGCCAGGCTTGGCCGATGACCGTGGGATCGGCCAGTTGCTCGATTAGCGCGGCCCGCGCCTGCCGGGCGATCGCCAGCCGGTGCTCCTCGTCGTAAGCCAGGCGGGCGGTGTAGTAGGCCAGCTCGTCGTCGGTGTGGGCCAGATAACCCGTCTGGCCGTGCCGGATCATTTCGTTCCATCCCCCCTGGGCCTCGGCCACGACGGGCACGCCGGCGGCCATGGCCTCCAGTCCCACGCGGGGCCAGTTTTCCACGGCGGCGTCGTTACGGGCAAGCAAGGCATGGAGCGTCTGGAGGAACGGCCCGACCGGCAGCGAGCCGGCGGCGAAGCACTTGGCCCACGGCGGCGGCGGACCCACGCGGGCCTCGACCTGCGAGCCCCAGCCCAACACGCGGGCGGCAAGCGGGTGCGGAACCCGCCCCAAAATCCGCCACAGATTGGGGGCGAACTTGTCGGGCTCGGCCCGGCTGATGCGCCCCACGGTGAACGCTTCGCCGGGGGCGTGCGGCCGCGGCTGGAAGGGAAACTCCTCCGCGCCCAGCGCACCGCGAAGCACCACGCCCTGCCGCGGCTGGAAACCATAACGCCGCAGTTGCGGCACAAGCTGGTCCCGCTGGTAGCGGCTTTGGAACACGTGCCGGTCGAACGTGCCTAGGCGGCGATACAGGAGCCGCTCGGCCGGGAACAGCCAGTTCATGCAGGACACCCACACGGTGCGGCAGCCGAGTTCGCGGAGCCGCCGGCCGCAGGCCAGGAACTGCAAGTTGCACATGCCGACGACAATCCCTTCGGGCAAACCGGCCACCGCGCGGAGCGTGTCCGGCCCGGCCGAAATGGTCCGGCAGCCGATTGCATCCAGGCGTGCCTGCCAGGGCGGGTCGGCCTTCCAGGTCGGCACCAACGTCACGTCGCAGCCCAAGTGCCGCCAGAGCTTGACGGTATGCCACAGCTCCGTGTTGGCGCCGCCGACGTGACCGGGGTATCCCAGCACGAACACGCTTACGGCCATCGATTGCATCTCCCGTAGGCCAGCACCGCGCGCCATGTCTGCCAGCGTCGGCCGCAACGGCCGCGGGTGCAGCCGTGGGCATACTCGTCGCAGACGCAGCAGCGGGCCACCAAGCGGCTCAACTCCTCGGCGCTCCGCGGGCAATCGGGGCAGAAGACGCGAATGCTGGCCAGTATTTGCTCCGGCACCTGCGCGGCCGGCGGGCCGCAGTTCCTTCCGGCCCGCTCCGGCAGCGTCCGCCGCCGCTGGGGATCGCACGCCGGACAATACCAGCGGCCGGAGTCGAGCTGCGTCAGTTCGCAGAACTGCATATGGTTGCCATCAGGAGTTAGAAGTTAGGAGTTAGGAGTTAGGAGTTAGAAGAAACGCGAGCAGGCCGGGCCTCCCGGCCCGGCTTCCGAATTCCAACTCCTAACTCCTGACTTCTAACTCCTATGCACTCACGCTGCACGTTGCTCCGGGCGCGCTGCAAAAGCCCGTCGAGTCCACGTAAGGAAGACTCACATTGCTCAGTTGCGTGCAATCGTAGGGCTCGCTTTGATTGTCTTCCTGGAACTGGAACAACACCGAAACACAGCCGAGACTATTGCCCAACACGGCGGCAATCATTCTTGTGCCCGCGACGCCGCCGAAATTCCAGTAGATGGAGAGGCTGAGATCGAGCGTGGCGGGGCCCATGTTACAGACGCACATCGGCACCTCGAACGCGCCGTGGTAGGTGATAGCGCTTTGCCGGACGCCGCCGAGAATCGTCTCCACGCAATCGCCGGCCTTGGTCACTACCCACGATCCGTTGGCAGCGGTGCAATCACTGCACCACGGACCGTTCTGAATGCCTGCCAAGGTGAGGGTCAGCTCGCTGGGATACTGCTTGTTCCTGCAGGCTTCGCAGACGTTGCAGCACAAGGGACAGGGAAGGAACCGCCAGGGACCAAGGCGGAGGGCGAAAGGCGGAAGGCGGAAGGGGAAGAGAGTGGGGAGTGTCGAGTGGGGAGTGAGGAGCGGGGGAGCGAGCGCGCGGAACAGCCCTTTCCTCGTTCGTGCCAGGATTGCCCGCCACTCACCACTCATCACTCACCACTCCCTCCTCAGCACGCCGCGGCTGTCACCCACCACAGGCCGTCCTGGGGAAAGAACTCGACCTTGACTTTGGTGCCGGCGGGCAGATTGCCGCCTGGGGCTAGGAGCCAATCGTAAGCGGTGACGTCGAGGCCCGAACTGCCTCCTCCCCACCAGAGCTGTGCGGTGGCGCTGCCGCCGGCAACGAGTTGCTGGTTTAGCGTAGCCCAGCAGGCCACATAATAGGGCGGCCCCTGGAGCGCCTCCCAACGACCGCTCTGGCGATTGAAGAGGCCCAGCAAGCGGGTTCCGACTTGGGCCACGGGCGGGCCCATGGCATAACCGTCGGCATTCCGCGGAGCGAGCGGAAACCAGATCGTCGTCGTCGCCGGGTTGTCGCTGATCTGGTCGCTACGGATCGGCTCGCCCGTCGCGCTCTCGTCGGCCGCCTGGTGCTGAGAGCACCAAACGGGTTTGGCCTGGGCGTAAGGCGTGCACTCACGGTCGAAATAGCCCTCCGCCGCGCCGACCAGCTCGGGGTAGATCACCGGAGCGACCAGCTCGAACAGTGCCAGCCGGGCTTCCGCCGCGGGATGAAACGTCAGGCCGGCGGCGCCGAACTGGGCCTGGCCGACCGCGCCGGGCCGCCCAAGGGCGTTGATCTGCTCGACGAGCAGGTTCTGCCCGGCCGCGCTGAGAGGATCGCCGGATCGCACGTAAGCAAGCGTCATGGCAGCGGTTGTCAGTTGTCGGTTGTCGGTTGTCAGTTGTCGGAAGAAGCGGTCAGCTATCAGCGATCAGCGGTCAGCTTCGGCTCTTGTCCCCGTGTCTCCGCGTCTCCGTGTCTCCGCGTCCCCGCGTCTCCGCGTCCCCGCGTCCTCGCGTCCCCGCGTCTCCGCGTCCCCGTGTCTCCGCGTCTTCTCCTCCCCCTCCCCCCGCCCCCCTCCCCGCTCGCCCCTAGCTGTTCGGGTACTGGAACAAGGGGCTGAAATCGAGCCGCCGGTAGAGCGTATTGCCGCTGGCGTCGACCAGGCGGTCCCACACCGGCCCGGCCGCCGACTCGGTGCGATAGGAATGGTTCCAACCGAAGGTGACCTGGGACTCGTCTTCGTCCAGGGCCTTGATGGCCTTCTCGCGGAAGACATAGGTAATCCGCCAGCCGAACTGGGGTTGCTGGAGGTCGTCCAGGCCGGTGAACTGGCGATCGGCCTTGGCGCCGTCGAAGAGCACGGTCTCGGCCGCCGCGCCGAGGAAGGAGTCGGAATTGACCGCCCCCACGCAGGCCCGAATCGCATCCCACGGCGGATCGTTCACCCAGTGCCACGTCACGTTATGCTCGGTGATGGGGATGCGGAGCGTGGGCACAGCCTCGGGCAAGACGGGAATCGTGGCGTCCGATTCCCACTGCAGGGCTTGGCCGGGCAGGGCCACGTATTCCCCGCCGAAATCCATGCGATAGGTCAGCAGGGTGCCCGGCGCCGCCTGCGGCAGTCGGGAATTGCGACCGTCGCCGTACAATTCGTAATTGACGGTGATTTCGACGAACTGGCCGCTGTAGCTGTTCAAGTCGGCCGTCAGATCGTCGAACGTTCCCTGGTTGTCGGGAGTATTCTGGAACGGCTCGACCTGTACCCGGACGGCGATTACGCCCGGCTTGCCCGGATAGACCGCCTGGGCGGGGCCGCTTAACTGGCCGGTGTTCATCAGCGCGGCCACCACCGCGTAGCGGTCCTCGAACGCCGCGAGCAACCGCCGCTGGGCTTTCATGCCCTCGATGCTGTAGGTCTCGATCGGCGAGCCGGCAAGTTCCTTGAATAGAATGGACATGTTGCATCCCCGGGGGGTTATTACCTGAGCTTGTTACTGTAGGCCGCACACGCCGTGTGCGGGATCATCGGCACACGGCGTGTGCCGGCTACATTACAGTGTGTGCCGTCTACATTACGGCGCGTGCCGCTGGCTGTGGCGGCGGCCGGAGGCCGCATTACGGTCCAAACACCGTTGTGGGATCGGCCGTTTTCTTCTCGAGGAATTGGTTGGTTTTCTTATGCTCGGCCAGTTGGTCGCGGGCGACCTTGAGCTGCTCGACTTGATTGCTGCTGGTCGCCGACTCGCCGGAAAGGCCCTGGAGCTGGCCCAGGCCGGCTGAGGGCAGCGCGGAGGCCGTCCACGGCGGCAGAGCGGGTACGGATGGCGGCCATGGCAGGCCTTCCGTTTCCAAAGCCGGCGCCGTTGCCGGCGGTGCGCCGGCCGTCAACTGCCCAGCCAGGGCCGGCGCGGCGGCTTCGTCTGGCGGCGAGTCGGGCCATGGCGGGCCGCCTGGAAGCCCGGCCGCGGTTGCCGCCGGCCGCTGAGCGTCGTCCCCCGCCGCGGTTTCGCCGGTTGCCGAAGTGGCTTGCCCGGAGGGGGGCAGGCCAAAAGCGGCCAAGCCGGCGGGGGCCGGGTCGGCAGTAGCCGGGCTGGCCGGGGCCGTATCGTTCGCTCTACCTTCCGTCGCTGCCTTTCCGCCATCGGTCGCCGCTGCCGCGCTGGCCGCCGAAGCAGCCAGACGAGCAGCGACCAGGCCGGCAGCGGCCTGCGGGCCGCCCTCGGCCGTCGGGCTTGCAGCTTCCGCCTTGGTCTGGGCCCCGGGCGGCGGCGCCGCGTGCGCCGAAACAGCGGCCTCGATCCGCTGGGCAAGGGCCTCGAGCGTGGCCACGATTCGATCCACGTTTTGCGTCAATTGGGCCAGGGAAGCGTCCAGCCCGCGCCCGGCCGAGGAGGGGCGCGGATTGTCACGGCGAGCCGACATGTTCCAGTTCCTCCATCATGGTTTGAATCCAGCGCTGGCGATCGGCCTGCCGCTGGCGGCACAGGGCGACGCCCTCTGCCAACGGCACGTGCCGGCGCGAGGCGGAGTCGCAAGCTTTGCCGAGGTAGATGCACATTTGCGCGATCGTCAGGCGGCCGATTTCGTCGGGGGTCCATCCGAAGGCCCGGCTCAACTCCGCCGCCCAGCGATACCAGGGGATGACCTCCTCGGCAGGCTGTGGCTGGCGCGCGGCGTCTGGCGACGGCCAGCCGCAGCAGCGCTCCATTCGCCGGCCGAGCCCCACCCGCTGCTCTGCGCCGAGCGACCGCAGCAGATCGGCGGCGGCCTCCAGCGTCATCTGGGGCTGGTCCTTGCGGGCCATGAGCCAGAAGCGATAGCAGAACCCTTCGGCGGTTTGCCACCATTGGTCGAGGTCGGCCGGGCCGACGCGCCGCTCAGCCGCCGCCTGATCCAATGCGCGGCCCAGCGCCGCTTGCCGTTCCGGCGGCGTTCGCCCGGCGAGCCTGGCCGGCAGGCCGGCCAGCGGATCGGGCCGGCCGGCAAGGATCCGGTTCTCGATCTCGCCGTAGTCGGCCAGCGTCAGCGGCGTCAGGCGGTAGGTCCGCCCGCCGATGGCGATCGTGTGCGCCGAGGCGGTCAATTGGCCGAGGCCGTCCATAGTGGGATTTAGGGATTTAGGGATTTGGGGAAGCAGTGAGCAGTGAGCAGTCACCCGCCAGAATCTCAAATCTCAAAGCTCATAGCTACTGGCCCGTGACGCCGTGCCGGACCACGGCGCCGTTGCCGGAGAAGTCGAGCACGTAAGCGATGATCTGGCCCTTGTTGATATCGACCTCGACGCTGATCTTGTCGATGATCGCGGGGACCTCGTAGTAGTTGTCGCCGCTGGCGTCGAGGTGCAGGTTCAGCGTGGCCGTTTGGCCTTCTTCGATGGGGCACTGCTGCGTGTCGGTGGCCTTGATCTCGAACGAGCCGGAGGCGTCGCGGACGCCGGCGGCCCGCTTCTTCCAACCGCCCGTGTCGTTGGCGGCGTAGTCCGGGTTGTTGCTGGTCGCGACGAGCTTCCAGTCCGACACGGGCGTGATTTCGCTCGTGCCGAGGTACAGCGTTCCGTCTTTTCCGCTCAAGACAGCCATGGGATTATCCTTTCTTGCTTTGTTAAGGCCCCCGTTGTAGCCGGCACACGCCGTGTGCCGTCCGCACGGTACGGCACACGGCGTGTGCCGACTACATTGGAACTGACCAAGTGATTTACTGAGCGCCCGTCTAGTCCGCGCCGCTGGAGCCGGAGCCGGTGGCGTTGAGCGTTCCCACCAGGGCCAGCGAGTAAGTGACGTTGCCGCCGACGGCCGCCAGCTTCAGGAGCTTGTGCGAATCGTCGACGGGCCAGCCGTCCTGCCGGTTGACCAGCAGCACTGCGCCGTCGGGCGGCACCACGAGCGAATCGCCGTCGGCGCCGAAGGGGGCCGACCACTCGGCCTGGCCGGCCCCGCCCACGGCCAGGCGACCCGTGGAACTGCCGTCGTTGAGCAGCAACAGCCCCTTGACGCGAACCAGGGTGGTGGTGTGATCGGCGCCGAGCATCTCGCGATGCAGTGCCGTCAGGTCGAGCGTGTCGGCCGCACCGCTGTCGAGCGTCTGTTGATCGGCGTGCCAGCCGGCCTCGGCCTGGCCGCTGCCGCAGCCCTCCTGCAACTGCTTAGTGTAATCCAGCCGGGCGGTGTCCAGCGCGCCCTGGTTCCAGTTCCAGCCGATGGAAGCCCTCAGTTCCGCTTTGAACGTCATGCGATTTTCTCCTTGAAGATATGGACCATGCACACGAAATCGATATTCATTTGCCACACGCCGTCGTCCTGTTGCCGCTGGCCGCCGCCCGTTCGCCGCATCTCGATCACGCGCTGGCCGTCGTCCAGGTCGAAATCCGTGCGATCGAAGGCGGCGTCGATTTGCTCGACGATGGCTGCCGCCGCATCGTAGTTGCCGTGGAAGACTTGGAACCGCAGGCCGATCAAGCGGACGGTCGAGCCGTCGTTGCAGGCGGCCAGCGGCCGATCGCTCTGGAGGCTGACGACGGCCCGGGGCAGGCCGGGATCGGGGCTGAGGCCCGTCGCGAGCCGCCCGCCCGGCAGCAGGGCGCACAGCGGCTCCACGGCCGACCAGCGGCAATGGATGGCCTGCATCAGGCTCAAGGCCATGGCGTCACCTCCGCCTCGATGCTCTCCAGCTCGCCGATCAGCTCGGCGGCGGTGGTGCCGAGAACCTTGTAGATCGTTCCGTCCGGACCCTGAATGCGGTGCGTGTGGTCGAGCTTTAGCGTCTGCTCCACGAAGATCCGGTAGCGGGTGACGGTCTGCCATGCCGCGTGCAGAACATCGGACTGCGAGGCGACCGGCTGAATGCGGGCCCGGATTCCCGTAAGCCACACCTGCCAGGCGGGCACGGCGGCGCCACCCGTTCCCGGGGTGTAGACGGCCTGTAGGACGGTGATCGTGTCGTCCAGGGCGTAGACCACGGCCAGGCTCCGCGCGGCGCACCGCCAGCGGGAGCCCAAGGCGGTGCCGGCCACGTCCAACACGGTCCAGCGACGGCCCTCGGCGTCGCACAGCACGTCGCCCAGCCGTGGGGCGGCGGGCAGCTCGGCGACCGGCAGGTGCCAGGTGACGTCGCTGGCCGTGTAGCGCCCGTCGGAAGCGGCCGCCTCGCGGGTCGTGACCGCCCGCCGCAAGGCGTGCGCAATCACCCTGCCCGGCGCGGCGGGGCTGCTGCCGCGCCGACGTATAATCACCGGCTCCAGGCCGTCGGCGACTTGTGCCAGGTCGGAAACAAGGTCCGGCGAGGGAGTCTTCATCTAGGTGTACCCCCGCGATTGCACTTCCACCGGTGCGGCGGCGGCGATCTGCCGCTCGCACCACTCGACCGTCTGCTGCAACTGGGCCAGGTACTCCGCCCAGGCAACCTGTTGCCCGTCGATCTTGTAGGTCGGCTTGGGCTGGGCCGTGATTTCGGCCACCAGCGCCAGCGTCTGGGCCTTGATTCTGTGCAGTTGTTCCAAGTGGCTCATGGGAGTTAGGAGTCTCAAATCACGTTAATGCGGAATCTCACGAGCACGATTTGCCCGGCCGCCGGGGTCAGCCGGTACTCGACCAGATAGCGGCAGCCGGCCACGGGGAAGGCGGACTGCCGGGAGACGTCCGGCGTGTGGCGGAAGTTGTACGCGGCCGCGTCCTGGTCGGTCTGAAGGGCGTCGAAGATCACCTCCGCGGCCGCCAACGGCAGCGCGGAGAACCCGGGGACCGGCGCTCGGCAGTCCGGGTCCTGGTCGTCGAGCAGGTACACCGAGTAGGCGATCGTTTGCACGTCGGCCTGCTGGATGTCGCGGCCCCGGTAGGAAACGTGAGCCGCCAGGGGCCGCGTGCCGCCGCGGAACACCGTGCTGTAAATGTCTGCGTCGGCCTGGGCCACGGCGGGGGCCCCCGCCGCCGGGCCGCCGGTGAGCGTGCGTTGGGGGTTCGACCACACGGCCGCCGGCAGCGCGGCCACCGCACCGGCCGCGGTGCCGGCCGCGGTTTCCGCACCGGCGGCTGACGCCGCGGCGCTGTCGGCGCTGGTCTTGGCCTCCGCGGCTGCGGTGGCTGCACTGCCGGCGCTGGTGGCCACGCCGGCCAGGGCGGCAGCCGTGGCCAGGTGGTTGCCGGCGTCGTCCACTGCGCGGACGTTGCCGCTGGGGTCAACGGCGGGCTGGTGCGCCGGCAGATTCGCCAACCGCGGGTCGCCCAGGGCCGTCAGGCCGGCCCCGCCCGCGCCGATCTGCTGGTAGACCTCGTCCGTGTAGCGGTCCACGCGGAAGTAGTATTCGCGGGCGTATGCCACGAAGCTGCTGAGCGTGCTGCTGTAGGGCTGCCAAAAGCACCACACATCGCCGCTGTCACCCGGCACCCAGGGGCTGTTGCAGGGGAAGTCGAAGGTGTACTGCCCAGGCGATGAAATCCACGTCAGCGTGATGGGCGTGTTGACATCCGGCGTGCCGTTGCGAAACACGATCACCAGCGGGATCACCGGCGGATCGACCATTTGCCCCGGCGGGCTGGTCGTAAGGTCCGACGCAAACAACTGCCGGACGCCCACCGTGTGCGTCGCGGATATGTCGGGCAGGTCGGTCTGAGAGAGGATCTCGATCGTCGCGCCCGGGATCGAGACGGATGTCTGGTAATGCGTGTTCTTAAGCGTGATGCTGACCGGCGGTGAAGCTGGGTTGAAAATGACCGGATAGCCGCGGGAGTTGGACAGCGACACAATTACTGATGCGTCGGCGGGCACCAGCTCCCAGCCGTCGATGAGCGTGCAGCCGCCGGCCAGAGCTATGGTCACACCCGAGGAGATCTGGGTTACTCCGTTGCCGAGGTCCCAGATGCCTTTGACCAGGACGTTTCCGTTGCACTGGCAGTTGCAGTCGACCTCGGCCGCGCCCACTGGAAACAAGGCCAAACAGCCAGTCGTCTCGATCGTGGTCTGGCTCGCACTCCCGGAATCGTTCAGGGTAACGCTGACATGCACGTGGCCGGCGGACTGGGTGAGAATGCCTGCGACATCCAGGTTGCCCAGCAGCGAAACGTATCCGCCGCCGTGGATCGTGCCGAAGGACACGACGTCACCGGCCGCGATGGTGATGTCATCGCTGTTGTTGCCGTCGCCGTCGAAGGTCGGCGCGACGCCTCCGACCCAAATCGAGCCGCTCTCCCAGGCGACGGCGCCCTGGTTGCCCTTGGTCGTGAAAGAAGTCATGGTGCGATCGAGGGGTTAAGGGGTTGAGGGGTTAAGGGGTTAAGGGACTGAGGGGCGGGGCTTTTCCCTTATCCCCTTATCCCCTAATCCCTCATCCCCTTTTTCTGCCTACTACGGCGTGGCGTGCTCCCGGGCCTGGGCCACCTGCCACACGTTGACAAGGCCAAAGCCGTTCTGGCGGGCCCAGCTCGTCTGGAGCGTAGCATAGGCCGCGATCTTGCCCGGTACCGCGGTCAGGGCGGTACTGCCCTGGCAGAGTTGGTTGACCATGCTCTGCAACACGGCGCTTCCGAAATCCAGGCCGCCGCCGTTGCCGGCCTCGTCGCCGGGCAGGGCCAGCATGGCGATCATGTCGGTCAAGAGCGCACTTGCCGAAGCGGCCGCGTTCAGCGCGGCCCGCAGGGCGTTATATTCGGCCGCGGTCAAGAGGTTGGCCAACGTGCGAAAGCTGCCGAAGCAGGAGCAGGGCTGGGCGCTGGGGGCATTGAGCACCGCCATGGCCTGGGCGTCGGTCATCGTCGAATACTGCGGCTTGGCCAGCTCGGCTTGAAGTGCGGCAAGATTGTTCATTTCGTTGCTCCCCAATGGGTCGTATGGGACCTATAGGCCCTATACGACCTATGCGCCTGTACGTGATTTCTGCGTTCGGTCACCGGGCGAGTGGCACGCCCGCGCAAGCCTGGGCATGCCACTCGCCGCCAGCGCCCGCTGCGCCGGGCTTACTGCCTGGTGGGCAGTGGAACGCTCTTGACGATGTAGCGGGGGTTGATCACGGCGGCCGCCCCGCGCTCCGAAGCCTTGAAGCGAATCACGACGTCCTGGTTGAAGTCGGCATCGCTGTTGGGCGGCGACTGGGTCACCGTGATCGGCCAGTTCTGCATGTAGGCGAAGGCCTTGCGGAAATCGCCGAGGAACCACCACTTCTTGGCGTCGCCGCTGGTCTGGCCCGAGGCGATGATCCGCCGATACGCCAAGCGGCTCTCGTAGAACTGGTAGGTCTTGCTGTAGGGATTGGCGTAGGTGGCGCGGACCTGGTCCTCTTCGGCGCCGTAGATCAGCTCGGTAGCGCTGAGGATGCGGGCCGCCGCGTGGCGGTAGGCCGGCATCACCAGCAGCGTCGTGGCCTGGATCAGCACTGGCTCGCCGGTGTTGGGATCGAGGATGTCGGCGAAGAGTTGTTCGGCGGCGTCGAGGTTGGTCCAGTTGACCAGTTCCTGCTGGAGGACGTTGGTCCACGGGCCGCCGTCGGTGGGGCCGTAATAGGTGTTGTACTGCGTGCCCTTCCACTTGTAGTTGTTGTCGACGCCGATGAGCAGGTCCAGCAGCCGCTTTTCCTTGTTCAGGCCGAGGATCTCGCCCACCTCGGCGGCGCGCTGCAGGACGAGGTGGGTGCGGTCGAAGAACACGGCTTCGCGGGTCACGGGCACGATGAATCCGCGCTTGGTGGTGGAGGGCGTTTCGATGTAGTCCTCGCCCAGTCCGACGCTGGGATAGGGCATGCCCGGCCGCACTTCGGCCACGTCGTCGGCCAGCCGGCCGATGCCGGGGATCTTCTCGCCGTCCAGCCGCGTGGGGACCGCTTCCACCAACTGCGACAGGATGAACGCCTCCTGGGCGTAGGCGGCGAGGATCGTCGAGTAGATGATCTGGCCGGTGATGTTCGAGAAGGCCGTCACGTCCACGGCGTCGCCGGCCTCCAGCAGCCGCACGCCGCCGGTGTTGCGGGGATCGAGCTGCTTGACCCACGCCGGCCCGACCGTCGCCTCGGCCAGCTCCCGAATGCTGAAGTCCTCGGCTTTCAGATGGCCCTCCTCCAGGGCCTCGCGGAGGCGCTCGGCGGTCGGCTCGGGCCCGCACAGCTCGTACATGCGTTTCAATTCACGATACTTGATCGCTCGCACGGTTCGTTTCTCCTTGCTTGGATAGTTGTCAGTTGTCGGTTGTCGGTTGTCAGCGTTCAGACTGAGAACTGAACACTGAACACTGGCTACTGAGCGGCTACAGCCGCGCCCTAGCTGCCGCTGAAGCTGCTGCCTTCCACGCCGCCGGTCATGACGGTCGAGCGGATGTCGACCAGCACGCTGGTGGCCGGCGTGGGGGCCCGGCGGGCCACGCGACCCACCGCGCAACAACTGGCGGCCACCTTGGCCACCTGCTGATTCAGTAGCGCGCTACCGTTGGTAGTCGCGTCCGGACCGACCAGGTTGCCCAGCTCGAAGGCCGTGGCGGGGCAATCCATCTCGAACACTCCGGTGGTGGCGACGCGGATCGGCGCCGTGTCGCCGGCGCGGCTGCGCTGCATCGCCACGCCCAGGAACTGGAAGGCAAACGCCTCCTGGTTGGCCGCCTTGCCGCCCTGGTTGCTCAGGGCCGAGGCCGGCTGCGCATTGTCGACGCTCTGCCACAGCAGATCGCCGATCTCGATCACGGTTTCCGAATGCACGGCCGCCACCACCGGACTGGTATCGCCGTACCGCCAACGCATCTTGTCTGTCATGGCTCGTTCTTCCTGCGAAAAAGGAGTTAGAAGTTAGAAGTTAGAAGTTAGAAGTTAGGAGTTAGGAGATCCGGCGGGGGGCACTGGCGCTTGCGCCGGTGCCACCCCGCGATTACGTAATGGCGGCGACGAACGCCCGGGCGTCGAGCCTGGCCGAGCCGTCGGCCAGGTGCTGATCCCGCGAGAGCGGCTTGGACCACGGCGACAGCGAGTCGCCGGCCAGCGCCCGGACCAGTGCCGCCCGCTCCTCGATCAAGGTCCGCAGGGCCTGCTCGTCGGGGGCCGCCAGCAGCGATTCGACGAACCGCCGGCTGGTGATGGACTTGGCCTGCGGATCGGAGCCCTCCGGGTCGGGCAGGTGATATTCCCGCAGCAGGGTGCGGACGAGCTGCCGTTTCTGGTGGGCCGTCTCGAGGGCCGCCAGGCGCTGCACTTCCGCCGCCAGCCGCCGCAGCTCGGCCTCTGGCCCCGCGGTCAGGGCCTCGACCAGCTCGGGATAGTCGCGCCGCAGGGCCTCGACGCTGGCGGGGGGCTGCCGCGCGCCCGGCGCCGGCGGCGACTGCCAGCCGCCACGCGACTCGAACAGACCGCGCGTCGTGGCCGGGTCGGCCACCAGGTCCACGCTCTGCACGCGGGTGATGGCCTCGACCTCGACCCGCTCGCCGCGGCGGACCGTTCGCGCCTCGACGTTGTGCGAAAAGCCCACGTTCTCCGGCGCGTGCTCCGCGTCCCATGCAAGCTGCTCCGCAAGCTGATGCTTGGGATTGAAGTGCAAGTCGGCGAACAGCCCGTCGGGCCGGGCCGTCACGCCGCGGATCGTGCCGATGCGGTCCTGGTAGTCGCGGGGCATGCCCGGACTGCCCTTGGGGTGATTCACGTTCACCTTGGCGTCCTCGTACAGCGCGGCGGCCTGGGCCAGCGCGTCGGGCAGATAGGTGCGGCCGTTGCGCGACTCCAGACCCAGAATCTTCACGCCCCGGATCACCCCCGCCTGGCGGTCGGTCCGCAACGCCAGCCCGCGCCAATCGCAGAATTCCTGCAACATTTCGGTCATCTGGTTTCCTTTCTGCGGGGACTGTCCCAATTTTCGTCCGACGAAAATGGGACTGTACCCTTTGACGGTAGCGGTTTGTTCAATTGAGCTGCTTCGCCTATTTTTCAAGGCGGTCCACCATGCACCGGATCTGCTGAATGGTCCCGTCCTGAAGCGTGAGCCGCACGGCGGCGGTGCCGAAGAACCCGCGCCGCAGGACCTGCTCCAGGAGCTCCGACAGGGCGGCCTTTAGCTGGACCATCTTCTTCGCATTCGCCTGAGTGGTGCTGTGCGTCGTCATGGGCACAAACATAGCATATTAGTGTACAAATGTCAATAGCAGTTCCTGTAAGATTTGTGCAGCCGCGTTGTGCATCGGGTCCGGGGCGGTCTGCCGCCTTCGGAACGAAGCGCGGCCGCTACTGTCGGACAAACGTGGCAACGGGCCGTATCGAGAGGGGACGGTTCGCGCCGGCGGCGGAGTTCCAGGCCCGAGGACCGCAGAATCAATAAGTGTACTCATCTCGCTCCGCGAGATGGGCTTTCATCTCGCTCCAGCGAGATGAGTACGGTGGCGAACACGACAATAATTGATTCGCCGGTCCTTGGCTGCTTGAGGTGCGGCGACAATCGGGCCCCGAGGGCTGGCTACGCCCGGCCGTTACATCCGTCTTGCGCCAGCGTTCGGCCCTTGCCGACGCTGTGCCATAACACTCGTCATTGAGATGCCTGACCATTTCCGGCCAGGCGTCTTCCGCGTGCTCGATAAGCGCGTGGAACGCGCGCGGCTCTGGCGTACTCGGCCGAATCGTAGTTCTTAGGGAAAACCGCCCGCTCGCGGGAGTCGAAAAGAGGTGCGGGATTGCGATTCGCCAACGCCTCGACCATGGCGCGGGCATCCGGCGCCGCCGGCTTCTGCTTGTCACCGGGTGGGCCCGCCAGCGCGGCGGCGGCGGCGCAAAAAGCCGCGGCGCATGCCAACAGGTTCGCTTTGGGGCTCATTTGCTCGGGTTGCCCACGCAAATCGAGACCGACTCGCCGAAGCCTTTGAATCGGAAGGCCTGCTTCGAGGTCTTGAGACGTTCAATTTCGGACTTGATCCCCGCGATCCATTCGAGCCGCTCCGACTTTGATACTCGTTCAAACCCGCCTTTTTCCACCTCCGCGACCGCCCATTGGCAGACTTCGATCTGCAGCTCGTACAGTCGCTTTGTGCTTCGCGCATCGCACCACGCCTTGAGAATGTCTTTGCCGATCATTGAACCTCTTTTGTCGGGCAGGAACTTCTCTAGCCGATAATACGACTTTTTATCCGTATGGACATGCTGGAGGTAACTTCCTGTCAGCGCCCCGACGACGATCTCCCGGCAAACGTCCCCCACGGTCCAATTGTGCGCGTAACCAGACGACGAATCGATGTCGTGGCTGATTGTGATACTGTAACGGTCGTCATTGAGATGCCCGACGATCTCGGGCCAGGCGTCTTCCGCGTGGTCGATAAGTACGTAGAATGCTCGCGCCGCCCTGACGTACTCCGACGAATCGTAGCGTTTAGGGAAAACCGCCTGGTGGTCGGCGTCGATACCGGGTACGGGGTTTCGATTCCCCAACGCCTCTACCATTGCCCGGGCATCCGGCGGGGCGGGCTGCTTCTGCTTGTCGCCGGGTGGCCCCGCTAGCGCGGCGGCGCAAAAAGTCGCGGCGCAGGCCAGCAAAGCCGCTTTCGGAACGGCGCGAGGGCGCCGCGCAGGCCGAGGGGAATCGGTCCTTCCGCGTTTGCACGAATCGTAGAACCACATTTCGCACCCCATTTTCGCTAGTAAGAGCGTGGTTTCGGGCTGTAGCGTGACTTGAACTTGTAGTTCTCGATGTTCGGGTCCTGCCGCTCCGGGTCCGAATAACCATGGACATCCCTCTTCAACTGGTGCTCGTCGGCAATTCTGCCGCCGTCCATGTGAACGTACTGCTGAACGCCGCTGTCATCCTTGCCTGCGTAAATCACATTCGACCCCTCGTAGCCATCCTTGTCAACCCCTTTCCTGTGCATGTGGTTCTGCATCCAAACGCGATCCCCCGGGGCGAAGGTGTTGGGGGCAATGCCGTGCGAGTTGCCGTTGTAGGTCTGGTAGTCACTGTTCCGCCCGCTCGGGTACAGGTCCGGCAAGGTCTTGCCGGCGACGTCCTTTTCAAACTCGGCCGTTTTTCCCTCTTTCTTCGCCTGTTGCGCCTGCGCCTCCAGCATAAGCGATCGGGCCGCCGGTGTACATGCGGTTTCACTTCCGATACCGCTTATCCCGTACACGCGATCGTGGATTCCCTCGGTGGCCTGGCCCGGCTTGATGTGGAACGTATCTTTCGGCTTGCCGTTGACAATAGTTGTGCGCTTCTCGAAATAGGCCGGGTTCGGTTCCTTCTTTGTGTTGAACTTCATTTTATGGCCGAGGGCCGCCTTGACCAACTCGTACCGCAGATCGCGCTCCTTTTTGGAAATCTTACCCGCCGCGACCATCGCGTCAAGCTCGGCGGCCGCCCGCGCCAACTGGCCCCTTCGGCCGGCGTTCAGGTATGGCGCGTCGTCGGGGCTAACGGTATGACCGCCTTGGCCGGCAGCGCCGCCGCCCGTGGTCCATCGGCCTCGCTCGTCTCTCGGTTCGTCCGGGTTGAAGTTGGCCTCCCGGAGCCCCGCGTGCTGGGCGATCAACTGCTGCTCGCGATCGGGCTCCAGGCCGTGGCGCATGGCCATGGTCTGCCGCGACATGGCCCCGTTGCGGACCAGGATCTGGTCGGCCTGGGCCTCTTGCAGCCGGTCGCGAACGGCCAGCGTGGGGGCCACGGCCTGGATGTCGACGGCAGCGAGGGCCTGGTGCGGCAGGCGGCCGGTTTCCACGGCGTGCGCCAGCACCCGCCCGAGCAACTGCAAGTCGTCCTCGATCGTCTCGTTCTGCAGCCGCTCGAACATCTTGACGGCCGGCCCTTCGGCCACCATCGTCGAGGCGTAGTTGGCGTTGCTGGCGTCGCTGGAGAGCATGAACTCGGGCATGACCAGGCGGCTGGCGATGGCCCGCAGCTCGGCCTGCAGCACGGTTACGTAGCGGGCGGCGTCCAGGCCGGCGGCGGGGAATTCGTAGTCCGTGCCCGCCGCCGTGTCGAGGATCGTGCCCGGGGCGTAGCGGTGCAGGTAGGCGGTCCGCCCGGTGGTCTGGTTGGTGAGGTTGAAATCGGCCTGGTCGCGGACGAACTGATCAAGGGCCGCGCCGCTGGCCGCCTGGTGCTTGCGGATCAAGGCGATAGAGGACTGGATCTGCGCCACGGCGCTCATGTTGCGGAGGAGCTTGTCGGCCCGCCGCAGGTTCTTGCGAACGGGGTAGAACAGGGGCAGGCCCCGCCGCACGTTGCCGTCGACGTTGGCCTTGCGATGCTGGATTTCGCGCTCCCCGACGAGCCGGCCGTCGATCCAGTATCCGAGCACGGTTTCCACGTCACCGGGCTGGGTCTGGATGCCCATGGCCGCGGCCGGGTCGCCGGCGTGCTGCGGCGGCGTGGCCACTTGCCCCGGCTCGACGAAGCGGATTTGCGTGCTCCCGTCGGAGGCGGCGAACAATCGCAGGAAGCATTCCCCGTCGCGGTCCTTGCGGCGGACGATCTCCTGCTGACGCTTGTGCCAATGATTGGCCTGGACGAACTCGTCCAGCAGGTCCTGCACCTGGCCCACCAGTCCTTGCGCGGCGGGGTTGGGCCGGGTGCTGAAGGCCCGGTACGAGTGCCCGCTGCCCACGATGTACGAAATCCGGTTCTCGTGGCCGTTGATGGCGAATTCGTTGGTCACGGCGAGGATCCGGCACTGGGTGCGGATTTCCGCCAGTTGTTGCTCGTTGACAATGATGCCGGCGCTGCCGTACCACAGTCCGCTTTGGCCGACGAGGTTCCAGCGCGTGCCGTCGACGTCGTAGAAGGCGTCTTCGGGATCGACGAAGCTGCCGCACAACTCCTCGAAGGCCTCGGTCAGGCGGCGCTGCAGCCGGGTGAGGTGTGAAGCACTGGGCGGAGCCGAATCGTTGGGGCTCATGATTAAGGTTCCTTGGGGTTGAAGTATCTGACAAACTCGTCCCCTCTCCCTTTGGGAGAGGGGCAGGGGTGAGGGCCTGGAAAAGCGCGTTAGCCAGGCAACAGTTTCTTCGCCAATCGCCCTCACCCTAACCCTCTCCCGGAGGGAGAGGGGACGAACTTGCCAAAGTCGCGTCAGGTTTCTATTCCACGGGTTTCTATTCCACTATCAGCCGGGTGCCCAGACCGTCGCGGGCCGCGCGGCCGGCCAGCAGGTCGGCCGCCAGGCGGACGGCCATCTCCAGGGCGTCTGGCCCGTCGTCGTGGTCGCCGATGGGGAACTGCTGAAGCTGCTCCACCAGTTCCCGGGTGCCGGGGCTGCCGGTCTTGAACCGCAGGCGGCGCCCGGCCAGGTAGGGTCCCAGGCGGCGGATGCGGACCAGCTTGTTGACGTGGTTTTCCAGGGGCCAGGGGCGGGCGGCCAAGAGGCCCTGCCGCCGCAGCTCGCTCTCGAACTCGGCGCCCAGCAGGTCCTGGAATTGGTTGGCCTCGATGCCGAACACGTCGGGCCGGAAGCGGCGGTAGATCTCCACGCCGTCGGCCACGATCTGCGGCGTGGGGCGGCGGGCCAGGTCCGCCTCGACGAATACCAGCCCCTGCCGGTCCACGCCCAGCATCACCAGCGCCGAGTAATCGCCGCGCCGCGAGTCGGCCCCCTTGCTCGGATCCAGGGCCAGTGTTTTCACCAGCAGGCGGCCGGGCCAGGTCTCGAACCAGATCGACTCGTCGAAGTAGGATTCGGGCCATTCGCAGAGGTCGGGATTGACGGGCGAGTTCTGCTTTTCCCGCTCGAAGGCGGTCCGCCCGCCTTCGACCCGCATGCACATGAGCGTGTAAAGGTCTTCTTCCTCAGGCCAGAGCAGGATCGCGCCGGCCTCCATGTCCTGGCGGTGCTCTTCGTAGAAGCGGCGGGCCGCCTGCCGGTAGCCGGGATTGGTCAGCTCGGTATAGAACGTCTCCCACTGCTGCCACAGGGACATGTTGTCGGGCCAGCGCTCGATGGCGCGGAAGACTCGCGAGGTCCAGCCCGGCCGGCGGTCGAGCTCCATGGCCAGCGCCTCGCGGTGCAAGGCGGTGGCCAGGTTCACCACGTTGGTCCGCGGGGTGCCGGCCTTCATCAACATGCCGTGGAACCAGCTCCGCGAGTGCTCGCGTTGCAGGGCCGAGCTGATATGGCCGTCGTTTTGCAGGTCGTCGCAGACGATGAGCGTGGGGCGATGCTCGCGGCGGCGGCGGCCGCGGAGCCGCTGGCCGCTGCCGAAGGCCTCGACGGCCGCGCCGTTGCGCAGCACCACCGTCCCGGCCCGCCACACCGGCCCGCGACCCGCCGACTGCGGATAATCCGCCGTGAGCCGGTCGTTGTCGATCAACTCGGCCTTGACGTTCTCCAGGTGCGCGCAGGCCTGGTGCCGCGTGTCGGAGACGATCCAGATGTAGGGTTCCGAGCCTTCCAGGGCGGCGCGGAGGAGAAAGGTCAGCGTGCCCAGCGTCGATTTCGCGCCGCTGCGGGGGGCCAGGACGTTGAGTTTCACGCCGCGGATCACGCGCATCGTGTCCAGCCAGCGGGCCAGCCACAGGTGCATCCGCGACGACGGCCGGCTGAAATAGCGGGGCAGATACTGGCGGCCCCAGGCCAGCAGATCGAGGTCCGCCCGGCCACTGGCGGCCCACCCTTTCCGGTCGCGGCGGGCCAGCTCGCCGCGCAAGCCGCGGAGCGCCGACCGCAGCAGCCGCCACGACGCACGGCCGTCGTCCATCAGCGTGTCAATGTAAATCAT